ATGTGTAATAAGGGGTATTGGCAAATTCATAAATGTCAAAGCCGTAGAGCTTACCCACCTTGCCGGTGTTGCGGTCGATGTTGTACTGCTCCTTAAAACGCTGATCGGTCTCCAAGAGGTCGTTCACATGGTCGGTACACAATACGAGGCGACGGTTGGTGGTCGGAACGCCCAACTTGTCGAGGGCTGCCTTCATCGCAAGCAGGTCCTTGACGGTCATTTTGAGACGACCAGTAGCAGCATCACGTTCGCCGGTGGTGGTCAGCACTGGGGTCTTGGCTGTATTCTTCTGGGCGCAGAGCGCATGTGCTGCCTTGGCGAACTTGCCATCGTTGATGGCGTTTGAATGACTCTCCTTCACTCGGGCAATCTTGTCGTAGCTGATGGCGTACAACTCATCATCGGTGATAGGGGTCACCTTGGTCTGGAACTTGTCAAGCTTAATGGCGATGTCCTTGTCATCAAGTGCCTGCAAGGGGATTGGGTAGGTGGTGTTGTTGACAAGCACGTCAGGGTCAACGCCAACCTCCACCAAGTGAATCACATCATTGTCAACGATGCTTGAACTGTCGGGGATTCCATCAAGCCAAGTTCCTGCGAGAAACTCACGCAAGGACTTAACCAACTCTCCAGTCCAAATCTCCTTAAGCACGCCCTCGCGTGCCACGCCCACTGGCATTGCACCGCTCACGGCTAATGCGATGGCATTGGCACCTACTGCACCTGCCACGGGCGACACGCCCAAAGTCATACCGAACACGGCTCCTGTAAACGCATTGAACAGCAAAGCCGTAATCATGGTCAAAATTGTTTTCATTCTTTTTGTATTATTGGTTTGTACTAAAGTTCACACTCCATGCCGTACTCCTCCTTGTAGAGTCGCTTGTACTCTTCGGGCTGCTCCTTGCGGAGGGTCAAGAGTTCGCTTGACGGCACATCGCTCAGTTTCTTGTAGGCAGCCGGCTGCTGTGTTGCCGCTCCGCCCTGATGTCCGATAACGGCACTGAGCTTCATCTGCGGAGCCATGGCTGCGACAATGCGCTCCAGTTTCTCCTTGCCGACTTCCTTGCCGAGGTTGATGAACTCGTCCTTCTTGTCGGGGGCGATGCGCTTCTCCCCTACCGCCTTCTCCACGATGGCGGTGATGCCGGCAAGCGTGAGGGTCGCCTTCTCCTGCTGGAGTTTCTCGTTCTCTTCCTTGGCAGCCTTCAACTCACCGAGCTTGGCGTTGATGTCCGCCTCAGTTGCCGTTTCCGGCAAGCCCAACTTCAGGGCAATCTGTTTCTGTTCCATTTGTTTTTGATTATTGTTGTTCAACATTGGCAAGGGGCACTCGCTGTCCTTGCCGAGGGTTATTCTCTTGCCGTCTTTCTGCAGCACGATGGCATCGTCATTGGCTCCGATGTCCACAAGGCTGACCTCAAACAGTTTGCTCTTGGTGACGGTGGGGCTGGTCTGCCCCTGCACCAGCAACTCGGGGTCTTCGCTTGTTTCCAAGATGTCAAGCCCTGCGCTCACCATCTTCAGACTGCCGAACTCGTACTGTTTCTTGCAGCGAACGGAGAGTTCGGATGCTTCGTCAAACATAAGTTCGCCGGTCACCTCACCATCCTCCACCTTCAGGTCTTTCACATAACCTATCACATTACCACGCTCGTGCATATACAGCAGGACGGGGTTGCGCTGATACTGCTCCACGTTCATGCCAGCTGTCAGCACTCTTGTGCCGTAGCTGTTCAGGCTGTCGTTGGTTATTCTTACGCGTTTTCCTTTACTCATATCATTGTCGTTTTCTGGGCTGCATTGCCCAATTCGCAGTGCAATATTACGAGGTAATTGTCTGTCCGCCAAAAAAGTGTGCAATGGTTGCACACTTCTATGAAACCATTGCACACTTTTTTGGAGAGCCACCGAAATCGTGGCACTTTTGCAGAAGGAATCGGGGCGTGGTATGCCCTGATGTGAACAAAAACCTTATCAACATGACAAAGGCAGATATTGAAAAAAAGAAATCGCTGGCACGCACGCTCTATCTTTCGGGCATGGAGCAGCAGGAGATTGCGGAGAAGGTGGACGTGTCGCGCGTCACCATATCCAAATGGTGCTCAGCCGAGGGGTGGAAAGAGGCTCGTGCAGCCAAGAACATCACACGCCCCGAACTGGTGAACAAACTGTTGCTCACCATCGACACACTCATTACACAAGTGAATGGTTCTGACGACCCTGCACTCATTGCAGGACTTGGCGACAAGCTGGCTAAACTCTCGTCGGTCATTGAGAAACTCGACAAGAAGGCTAATGTGGTGGATGCCATCGAGGTGTTCATGGCGTTCTCCAAGTGGCTGGAGTACCGCTCGCAGACAGACCCAGAGGTGACTCCCGAACTGATGCGTGTAATCAACAAGTACCAGGACATGTACATCACAGAACAGATGGGCATAAAATAGTGGAGGCAGCCTATGGCAACAGCAGCGGAAAAGAAAAAGGCATACGAGGAGTGGAAAGAGCGATGCCGGCAAGTGCAAGCCATTACGGACACGTCACTCCTGAAAAGCGAAACGCCAGTAGAAAGGGACATGCGCATCAAACGCTTGCTCAACAACTACGCAGCGTTCTGCGAGTATTACTTTCCACACTTCCTGCAATTGCGTGACAAGACGACCGGTGAGGTCATACGCACCATTCACAACGCTCCGTTCCACAACGAAGCTGCACGCAAGGTCCGAAACACGCCCGACTTGAAGGCTGTATTCATGTGGCCACGCGGTCACGCCAAATCGACCCACCTTGATGTATTCACGCCGCTCTGGTTGATGTTCCAACCGAAGCGACTTATCAACTTTATGGTGGTTGTCGGGAAGTCGGAGGACAATGCCGACCGACTGCTTGGAGATATTCAAGCGGAACTGGAATACAACCAGCGTCTCATTGCCGACTTCGGACAGCAGAAGAACGACGGCGGATGGCAGGAGGGCGAGTTCAAGACAAAGAGCGGTGTGAAGTTCCTTGCCTGCGGTCGTGGACAGTCGCCTCGTGGTCTGCGTGACCGTGAATCCCGTCCTGACTACATCGTCATTGATGACCTTGACGACGATCAGCTTTGCAAGAATGATAAACTCGTACACGACCTCACCGACTGGGTGAAGGAGGCTCTCTTCGGTGCGCTTGATGTGGGCCGTGGACGCTTCATTATGGTGGGCAACCTCATCAGCAAGAACTCTGTGCTCTACAATCTCTCACGTACAAAGGGAGTGTTCCTTTCTAAAATCGTAGCGGTCGATCGTAACGGAGAACCGGTATGGAAAGAGAAATGGACCAAAGAGGAGGCGCAGGCTTACCGCGACTTCGTGGGCTATCGTGCCTGGGAGAAGGAGATGATGCACAACCCTATCGTGGATGGCACGATCTTCCGTGCGGATTGGATTCGATACAAGCGTTTGCCAAAGCTCGAAAAGTACGACATGATTGTGTGCTATACCGACCCGTCGTTCAAATCGACAACCTCCAACGACTACAAGGCGAGCCGTGTTTGGGGAAAGATTGGCTCGGAACTGCATCTCATAGACAGTTTCGTGCGCCAGGCGACAGTCAGCGAGATGGTTCGATGGCTATACGACCTCTACGAGCGTACACGCGACACGGTGGCTATTCAGTTCTTCATGGAAGCGAACTTCATGCAGGATGTGATTTTGGACGAGTTTGCCGTGGAAGGTGAGCTGCGTGGCTACCAACTGCCCATTATGCCCGACAAGCGAAAGAAGCCAGACAAAATCCAGCGTATCGAGGCTGTCAGTCCTCTTTGGGAACGTGGCTTTGTCTGGTACAACGAGCGCAAGAAGGAAGACCCCGACATGCAGGTGGGCATCGAACAGACATTGGCGTTGGAGCGTGGCAGCCGTGTGCATGACGATGCGCCTGACGCTGATGAAGGCGCTATATGGATACTCCAGCGCAATACAAGACAGGAAAGTTTCAAACCGGTGTTCGGCAAAAGACCGACCGCCAAAAACATTTGGTAACAATGATACAAGTAATAAAGGACATTATCTGGGGATGGCAGTGCAAGCGTGCCATCAAGAAAGCCAACAAGCTCTCAAAGCTGCTTGGCATGAAGTATTATGTGATTTACATGAACGGCTCGCTGAAGGTCGTACCGAAACGTACCATCCGCGAACTGGTTGCGAAGCACCGCTTCCGTAAGGGTGTGAAGGTTGCCGACATCGAGCGTCGTGCCATTTATGTGACGCATTAGGAAGGAGGCTGATTATGTTTATCACGGAAGAGGACTACAGAGTGGTCATAGGCGAAAATGCGCTGAAGGTCGTGTCGCAGGCATCGCAGGAGATACGCGACAATGCGGAACTGGAGGCTTGCGAGGAGATTGCCGGCTACCTCAGACCAAAATACGACACGGAAGCGGTGTTCTCGGCTGAAGGCGAAAACCGCAACCGTCTGGTGGTAATGTATGCCGCTGACATTGCGCTCTATCACATGATTGCCGCTATGCCCCAAAAGATGGGCAGCGAAATACGCAAGGAGCGCTACGAGCGTGCCATAAAGTGGCTGGAAGGCGTGCAAGCCGGAAAAATCATCCCCGACCTGCCGCTCAACACCGACGAAGACGGCACACCGACTGGCGACTTGCTCATATTCGGTTCACAGAAACAATTACGACATAACTGGTAACGCTATGGATATAAAGAACTTTTTCAGCGGTATGTTCGGAGGTGGCAGTCAAAATATACTGCACACGCCAAACGGGGACTTCAACCTTGCGAAGTCGTCAGACCGCAAGCGCATAAAGAAGATGGTCATCGAACTGCAACGCACCACCGATGCGCTTACACGCAGGGACATTGCCGACTGGCGCAACGCCTGGCAGATGGCTATAAATGTGGACAGCCCGAACCGCCAACGTCTCTACGACATATACCGCGATGTGGATATTGACCTTCACCTATCGGGCTGTGTTCGCCAGCGTGTAGGATTCGTCATGGCGAAGTCCTTCAAACTGGTCGATCCAAAGGGTAATGAGAGCGAGGAGGCACACCACTATTTCGACCAGGCTTGGTTCAAGCAAATGCTCGAATACGCGCTTGCCGCCAATCTTTGGGGACACTCGCTCATCGAACTTGGCGACCTCACCACCGATGGCGACGGATGTCCTTGCTATACGGATGTGAAACTCATTCCACGGAAGCATGTCATTCCGGAATACGGTCGTGTGATTCAACAGCTCGGGCAGGACTGGACTACGGGCATCGACTACCACTCAGCCCCATTCTCTGACTGGCTCATAGAAGCTGGACGGCCTGACGATCTCGGCCTGTATCTAAAGGCTGCCACGCAGACCATTCCGAAGAAAAACATGTTGGCATTTTGGGATTCCTTCGGCGAGATTTTCGGTATGCCGATGCGTATCGCACGCACCACATCACGCGACCCCAAGGAGATGGGACGACTTGAACAGATGCTCAAGGGTGCCGGAGCAAGCCAGTACATGGTGGCAGGGCAGGACACGGAGATTGAATTTGTCGAAAGTGGCAAGGGCGATGCCTTCAATGTCTATGACAAACGCATCGATCGCGCCAACTCGGAACTGTCAAAGCTCATCATCGGGCAGACGATGACCATCGAGGACGGCAGCAGCCTCTCACAATCAGAAACACACCTTGAGGTGTTCGAGAACCTGGTTGAAAGCGACTGCACCATGCTGCGCGACATCGTGAACAACCAGCTTATCCCACGCATGGTAAAGCACGGCTTCCCAATCAAGGGACTGCGCTTCGAATGGGATGATGCCGTCGATTACACACCGGAGCAGCAGGTGGCATACGAGACCATGATTGCCGACCGCTACGAGGTGGACCCGACATATTTTGCGGAGAAGTACAGCATGCCTGTTGGGGAACGGCGCAACGCTACACCCATGCTCCAGGCTGGCTGTGACGATGATGACGACGAGGGCAACAAAGAGCCGGACGACAAGAACAAGAAGAAACGGCAGCAGAACATTCACGGCGGTTTTTTCGACTGAGCCCCAGTGATTACCTGGGGCTGCACCGACGCTACGCCCGGCTGTTAGGCGATGGGTCGCAGACTTTGTCGCTGTCAAAGGAGCGTGAGGAGGAGATACGCAAGCAGCTCTCCGAACTGTTCGACGGCATGATGCGCACGCTCTACTCGTTGGAGGGCTCGCAGTTCCGCATTGAGGTGCTGGCCGAGCCGAAAATCCAGAAGTTCATCGATGCCCATGCCGGTGTGCTGGACTCCACTTTCAAAAAGGTGGAGATGTCCGATGCCATGCGCAAGCGCCTCCAGCGGTCTGACTATATCTTCTCAGGCATGAAAACGTTCCACGAACTCAACGAGGCGTTCCCGTCCTTGCTGGATTCTAACGGCAACAGAAAGACGTTCGAAGCCTTTTTGAATGATGTTCGAAAGATAGACAACACCTACAACCGGGGCTACCTCCGTGCGGAGTACAACTTCGTGCAGTCGTCTGCGGAGATGGCTGCCAAGTGGAAACGGTTCTCGGAAGACGGCGACCGCTACAATCTCCAGTACCGCACGGCAAACGATGGCAAGGTGCGTCCGGAACACGCTGCGCTAAATGGCGTAACGCTTCCGCCATCAGACCCGTTCTGGGAGGAATACTATCCGCCCAACGGATGGAACTGCCGATGTACGGTGGTGCAAGTACGCAAGTCGAAATACCCTGCCACACCGCACGACGAGGCGATGGCACTGGGTGAAGAGGCTCTGCAACGCGACACTAAAGGCATCTTCCATTTTAACCCCGGCAAGGAGGATAAGACCGTGCCCGACTATAACCCCTACACCATTCGTCGGTGCAGGGACTGCGACATCGCAAAAGGGAAAATCAAGTTGGCGAAGTTCATTCCCGAAAATGAGTTGTGTGCTGCGTGCAAGCTACTTCGGTGCATCAAAGATGTTCAAAATGAGCACATCGAAAAGAATCGTTCCTTATATGGCAAACTCATCAAAGATGATAAATATAAAGATGTTGACTTTGATGAAAAGAACGGGGGCTTAAAAGCCACCCATATTGGGCACAACTTAGACAAAGACAAAGGCTGGTATGAAACCACAATACAAGATGTTGGATATAAACATGGACATTCTGTTATTTTAGAGGACGAGCCACAGAATGTGTATAAAGGGAAGAGTTGCGAGGGACTTTGGGATGATCTTAAATTCGAGGTCGCCGGTGCAGAAAGTGGCACATCTAATAATATTAGAAATGCTCTCAAACATTGTGCATCTAAACCAGAATCAAAAATCGCAGTTTTATTCTTCCCTAACGGCAATTTCTCAGCGGAGAACTTCCAAGCTGGTCTTGCTAAATTCAATGGTCTCAAGGGAACATCCCAGTATAAGAAGTTTGATTTGATTTACTGCATACAAGGAGAAGAGATAGTACAAATAAAAAAGCCAAGTTAGAAAACTTGGCTGGAACGAGAGCGGGTCTCTAAAGGTTACCCCATCCCTCGCATTGCAAAGGTAATAACAAATTTTCAAAACACAACAAGTTATGAACAAAATTTTCTCATTTCTAAAGAAAAGCAACCGCTACAAGCATCTAATCGGCGGTTTGCTGGTCGGTCTGTGCGCATTGTCGCCATGAGCTGCCATCTATTCTGCCATCATCGCAGCCTCATGTCTCGAACTCAAAGACAAACTTCACGGCTGTCCTTGGGACTGGATTGACTGGGCTTGCACAGTGCTCGGAGGCTTCATTGCAATGTTATTTTGGCTCATTGTGTAATATTCATTCATCTTTTGCACAGAGAATGAGTAACTT